GCACCATTATGGCCGCGATTAAAGCAGGCAAGCCGGTGACCGGCGAGGCCCTCACCAAGATCATTGGCCGGCTGCGCGACAAGAACCTGCTGCTCCGAGGCGAGATGCTGGCGCGCACCGAAACCATGATGGCGCTCAGTTCCGCCCGCGATGAAGCGATGCGGCAGCAGATCGAAGCCGGGAAGGTCCAGGCGCAGGACGTCACGAAGGTATGGCGATCGGCCGGCGACAACCGGGTGCGGCACACCCATCGTGTTCTGAATGGCAAGAGCGTCGGCATGGACGAGGTGTTTCAGAGCCCGTCCGGTGCGCTTCTCCGGTTCCCCGGCGACCCGCGCGCGCCGATATCGGAAATTTGCGGGTGCAGGTGTCGGCTCGAACACAAGGTCGACTACATGGGCGCAGTGGTGCGCCGGTACCGTGCCGAGGTCGTCTGATGGCAACACTCTCCTTTAGCGTCGCTGTCGCGCAATGGGCCGACAAGGTCGAGGGTGCCGTCGAAGCGATCTTCAAGGAGGCGACACAGGAGGTCGTCGAAGAAATGCAAAAGCCGGTCGGGCAAGGTGGCCGTATGCGGGTGGACACCGGATTTCTCCGTGCATCATTGCTCGCGTCCTCGACCTCCATGCCTGCGATCAACGCCTCCGCCACTCCCGCCGAGGGAAGTACCTACGCACCAGACTTTGCTCAGATCGAAGCAGTCATTGCGGGGGCCGACATCGGCGATACGCTCTACTTCGGCTACACCGCAGCTTACGCAGGCTACCGAGAATATGGAGCAAACGGACAGCCGGCAGACGGCTTCGTCAGGCTCGCCGCTCAGAACTGGCCGCTCATTGTGGATCGGAAAGCCTCGGAGCTGAAGGCTCGTCTGGGGCTTTGATAGCTCTGTTCTTGTCGCTGCTTTGCTCCATCGCCGACAGAAGCCCCATTTGCAACAGTGTCAGAGCCTTCCGCGCTGCTCTTAAACTAGTTTCGCCTCGAACCGTGGCCGCCGTCTCGCGCCCCAACGCGAGCAGCGCCGCATGGATGCGTTCATAGACCTGATCGTCAGTGAGAGGCGGCTTCTCAGACATAGGTAACGGATACATGGCGGCAGGCACCGACGCAATCATCTTCAAGGCGCTCACCGATCGGCTCCTTGCAATGCCACAGGTATTGCCAGTCGCCGCGCCGAACATCGTGTTCCCGCCCGCTGGTCAGCAGATGCCGGCGAAATACCTTCGTTTGGCTTTTTTGCCCAACCAGACACGCCAGGTTACCCTCGGTGACGACCCTCAGCAGAAGCGCGGCCTCATGCAGGTATCCGTCGTCTGGCCAGTCGGGCACGGCATTATTGCCGCGCTCGATGTGGCCGATCAGGTCATCGACCAGTTCAAGAACCAAACCCTATTCGCCTCTGGCGTGAAGATCACGATCAGCAGCGAGCCATGGGCGGCTGGCCCGCTCCAAGACGGTGACCGGGTGCAGATCCCCGTCACCATTCCGTACATCGCCTTCGAACCGGAGAACTGACATGGCAAACAAGGCAACGAAGAAGGGCAGCAAAGTCTATGTTTGCGCCACTGCCCAGAATACCGACCTCATCGAGTCCGCCTATGCGGCGCTCACCTGGGTGCAGGTCGGCAAAGTCGGCAATATTGGCGATTTTGGCGCCGAGTCGACGATGAACAGTTACAACACCCTCGATGAGCCGGTGACCCAGAAACAGAAGGGCACGGCGAACGCCGGTGATCCTCAGATCGAGGTCGCGTCCGTCTTCGACGACGCTGGCCAGATCATCCTGCGCACCTTCGGTAATCCGCTCAACCTCGACAACATGGCGATCAAGGTCGAGCGCAACGATGGCGGCGAGGGGTTCACGAACACGATTTTCTACAGCCGCGGCGTCGTGTCCGGCCCGCTATATCCTGGCGGCGGTTCCGACGACTTCGAGCTCGAGCGCTTTACGATCGGCCTCAATCAGCTGCCGATCCGCGTCAATCCCGCTGTAATCCCGTAATCGATAGGTGACCCTTGGACATCTCCAAACTCGTCAATTCCGAAGACCTCTTTGAGCTCAACCTCACCGGCCCGGATACCGATGAGCTCGTAGGTATTCGTTTCATGATCCGATCCGCGGAGAGCGATGCGGTAAAGCGCGTCGTGCGACAGCACAGCGACAAGTTCCTTGCCAGCCGGAAAAAGAAGCTGACCGCCAGCAAGGTCGAGGCCGAATACCTCGACAAGGCGGCAGCCTCCGTCGCGTCTTGGGACTGGGGCGATCACAACTGGAAAGGCGAAAAGCCCGAATGCACCTTCGAAAATGCTCGCGAGGTTCTCGAAGAGGCCGGCTGGATCTATGATCAGGTCGCCACGGCCTCGGAGGACCGCGCAAATTTTACGAAGAGCTTGGCGAAAGGCTCTGCGAAGCCGTAGGGATCGTCGCCCGCTATGACAGCGTCCGAGACAAGGACGGTGAGACCAGGCGCGAGCGCAACGAGAGCTTTGAGATCGAAAGCCCGGAAGTGGAGGTGCCGGACAACAGCGCCTTCATCTGGGAGTGGTTCTGGGATCTCCGGCAGTCGCAGCCGCCGGGTTTCTCTGGGCTGATACCGATCTCGAGCCTCGAACTGGTTGCTTGGGTTCAACTCACCGGTAACATCGTTACTCGCGAAGAGATCGCCATTCTGAGGGCGGTGGATGCCCGGTTCTGTGCCGAGATCGAGAAAGAAGCCGAGGCGATTAGGTCGCGGGAAGCCAATTGAAGAGGGATTCAATGGCGGCTTCTTCGCTCATGTGAAATATCCCTGTGGATAACTTGTCTGGTGGTCGGGTTCAGCTAAGTGGCTGAAAACACAAGGTTTGAAACTGATTTTTAGTCATCGGGAGCCAGTTACGTCATTGTTTCAACAGGACAACGTTCCCCCGTGCGACCTTTGTCCGTCGGATGTCTGGAAGTTGCCAGACACAACCGTTCGCTGACAGCTTGCGCGCATGTTTCAACGCTTCACGTTCTTCGTCTCCAGTATTGCAAGGATGCGGTCGGCGCGCTCGATCAACGCGTCGATCTCCTTCGCTTCCTTGCGGCCGTGGACTATCTCGTTTCTGATTTGCTGCCGGTTCCTCGCGTACTCCATAAAATCGCGGTCTCGATCAGTCATCGGCCGCAAGGGTGGAAGTCCTGCTTCCATTCTGGAGTTATCGGCCTCCCAAAGTGCCACCTCCAGCAAGGAGATGACTTCAGCGTTGATGCTGCGGCCATTCTCTGAGGCGTGCCTTTGAAGGCGTTCGTATAGCTCCGAAGGGACACGAATTGTGTAGCGGGTATATTCATCTTGTTTGGCCATGCTCTGGTTAAACACCAAAATGGTGAAAAATCCAACAAGGACCTTGCGCACTAATTTGGTGAATGCTAGGTTTCGAAATGTCACTAATTTGGTGAACGAGGTCATGAGTGTAGTCCAATACAAGCTGAACTTGCCGGAGGACATCAATCGCTGGATTGAGAAAGCTTCGGTCAAAAGCCTGCGCTCGAAAAGCGCAGAGATCATCTTCATACTTCGCGAGAAGATGGAGAGCCATGAAAAGGAAAAGGGCGAAGCACCGGCCTAGGAAACCCGCTTCGCCCTTTCGTAACCTCACATTGATTTACGGAGAAACCAACATGCATACGCATGATAGCAGAGCTGTGCCTTCATTGGCAATTCATGGCGCCGAGGCGCCGCTCACGATGTCCAGCCGCGAAATTGCCGAGCTGACGGGCAGCACCCACGACAACGTCCTGAAATCGATCCGTAAGCTTGTTAAGGAGGGGGTCGTTTCTGGAAACGAGACCCCATATGTGCACCCTCAGAACGGGCAGTCATACAAGGAGTTCCGTCTCGACTATCGAAACACGATGGTGGTGGTGTCCGGTTACAGTGCTGAGCTTCGCGCCAAGATCATCGACCGCTGGATGGAACTCGAGGACGTAGAGCGCGCTAAGCCGCTTGATTACTCCAATCCCGCAGTAGTTCTCGGCGTCATCGGCCACCTGCAACAGCAGGTTTCGGAGCTGGAGGGGCGCTCCAAGACATTGAACCGTCTCGAAGGCGCAAAGGGCTCGATGTGCATCAGCGATGCGGCAAAGACACTCGGCGTCGCTCGGGACTTCCTCTTCCAGTTCATGTCGTCGCGCCGCTGGATCTTCAAGCGCGCTGGCAACAAGAACTGGCTCGCCTATGACGAAAAGCGCAAGGCCCTGCTGCTGGAACATGACGACCACCTTTACATGGACAATCTCGGGCAGGAAAGAGTGGCCACTCGCGTGCTTGTCACGGCGAAGGGTTTGGTTAAGTTGGCCGATCTCCTCGAACAGCCGCTGCACTGAGGAGGGCGACGTGGCCAAGCTCTCCTCTATCGCCCGCAACCCCGTCGTCGCCGCATTCCTCGCTAGAGGAGAGTGGGACACCGGCGCCACCTTCGCCGTCCCTGCCACTCCAAAGCCGGTTCTGACCGGCGGAGAGGCGGTGCCAGCATGAATAGGCGTACTTTCATGAAAAGTGCCGTCGTCGCAGCATCGGCTCCGTCTTGCGCAATGGCTCCGGTTCTATCGGCGTCCATTGGCTCCCTTCTCGTGTCGTACGCCGATGTTCGGAGCCAAATCGATGTCACAGCTGAAGAGGTTGAACTTGACCGTCTATTGGTTGTCGAGAACGACCTCAATGAGCAGATCCTGTCGTATCGCTGCGCTACGCTGGACGATGTGCGGATGAAGGCGAAACATATCAACCACGTCTA